GAGCTTCTGATACAGGGCGGCAACCGGGCTGGAAAATCTGAATTCGCGGCGAAGCGCATAGTGCAGATAATGACTGCCAAGAAGGGCGCGAAAGTTTGGGTGTTGGGAATGACGGCTCAATCTAGTATTCGGGATCAGCAGCAACTCGTTTACAAATACATACCGACAGAGTGGAAGAACATTAAGAAGGGCCGCGTACAAAACGTGAGCTTTTCGCAAAAGAATGGCTTCACCGAAAACACGTTCGTCCTCCCAAACGGATCGCAGTGTTGGTTTATGAATTATTCGCAGGAGATGCGAGTGATTGAGGGTGGAGAGGTGGACATGATTTGGTGTGATGAGCTTGTGCCGCTGCCGTGGATTGAGACGTTGAGGTTTCGGTTGGTGACGCGGGCTTCCAGCCACGAACTCTCTGGAAAGCTACTCATCACCTTCACCCCCGTAGAGGGCTACACCCCCACGGTGAAGGAATACATATCGGGGTATAGGGTTTTGGAGGCGCGGCCTAGCCCGCTTTTGGCGGGATCGGTGAATGTACCCGGTTGCCCGGCTGGAACCATGCCATACACGGCTCAGTGTAGGAGGCCCGCCGCCCGGCTCATGTGGTTCTTCACCGACATGAATCCGTACAATCCGTATGAGGAAATGAAGAAAACCCTTAACGGGGAGAACAGTGTGCAGATTAAGTTGCGGGCGTATGGGTATGCGGAGAATCTTGCTGGAAGCCAATTCCCGAAATTTTGCGAGGCCCACACGCTGGAGGCAGATAAAGTTCCAGCGGAAGGCACGAACTACATGGCGGTTGACCCCGCGTGGAATCGGAATTGGTTTGTGCTTTGGTTGAGGGTGGATGATCGAGGGCGGAAATACATTTATAGGGAGTGGCCCAATTTAGACGAATACGGGGAGTGGGCCGTGCCGGGGGATAAGGCCGATGGTGCGCCCGGCCCGGCGCAGAGCGTGGGGGCTGGCCGTGGGCTTCCAGAGGTGAAGGAAATCATTGGCGACTTGGAGCAGGGCGAGGACATCGAGGTGCGATACATCGACCCTCGCGCTGGAGCCAGCCAAGCTGCGGGCCGCGAGGGCGGCACAAGCATTATTGATTTATTGGGGGAAGGCGAAGACCCCATGTATTTTGAGCAAGCCGCTGGAATCTCGGTGGCCAACGGGTTAACCATTGTAAACGATTGGTTGAATTACGACCAGAACGATCCCGTCACGGCAGTTAATGAGCCGAGCCTCTACATAAGTAAGGACTGCGGTAATTTGATTTATAGTTTACAAGAGTGGACGGGACGCGACGGGGAGAAGGGCGCGAGTAAGGATTGCATAGACACCCTCCGATATTTGGCCGTGATGGAGCCGATTTTTGTGGATGACAAGACCTTTGCCGGGTCGGCAGTTGGGACATACTGATGAGGTTGTTTGAGTTACCAGTATTGGTGAGGCCCGATGAGGCGGCGGCAGTTACCGGGTTGAGCAAGAAACAACTGGCGCAACTTGCAAAGCTAAATGCGCTACGAATTTACAGAACGGTGGGAGATCATCGTCGGTATTATAGGGATGACTTAATTAAACACTTAAAAGGGGAGAAAAAAGATGGAGACAGTTGATAAATTAGCAATGGCAGCGGACACACCAGATGTGAGGGAATTAGCAGCGGAATATAGCCGCAGCCTACACGACGGCGAATCGCTGGATAAAGTATCTGATGTGGACAACATTAGATTCACACGCTGGACGGGGCAAACCACGGACGGACGCAAGCATAGCGAGAACTTACCAGAGGGGAAAGAGGCTTTCCCTTGGGAGGGCGCGAGCGATACCCGCATTCCGTTGGCCGACCAGATTATAAACGACACGGTGGATGTGCTGACCACCTCGTTTAGCCGGGCCACACTGAAGATTGGGGGAACCGAGATTGGTGACTCCGATGCGGCAGGAGTGGCGAGTAACATGATGCGGTGGCAGCGCGACACCAAACTCTACCACACACTAAACCGCGAATCCGAGTTGTTGGCCCAATACGGGCAGCAATATGGGTGGAGCGCGTTGTTTGTTGGGTGGGAGCAGAAAAGCGCAGTGAAGGGGCGCAAGATCACGATGGATGAAGTGTTGGCAATGGCAGTACAAGCCGGGGCCGCTGTTGAGTCTTTGCCCGAAATGATGGCTGCGCCCGAAGCTGACGAGCAAGTCATGGAGTTGTTACAAGCGCAATTTCCCACACTTGGAAAACGCAAGGCGCGAAAGGCAATTAAGGAACTGCGCGACACAGGAGAAACGATTCTTCCACAAGCATACTTGGCGGTGAATCAACCGGCAGTTGTGGCATTGAAGCCGTGGGAGGAAATTAGTCTGCCACCCGAAACCGTGGATTTGCAATCTGCGCGGGTGATCTTTCGCCGGGTGTTTATGACGGAGGTGGAGTTGCGGGCGAAGGTTGTGGATGAGGGTTGGAACGAAGATTGGGTTGAGGCCGCAGTGAAGACGGCTGGAAAGTCAACGGAGTTCCACGACTTCACCGTGCAGTTGAGCGACACGACCAGTAGCCACGTTGACCGGCAGGACAACTTAATTGAAGTGGTGTATGCGTACAGTCGCCAACTGGATGACAACAACATACCGGGTATTTATTACACGATATTTAGTCCGATAGCCCAAACTGGAGATGGCGGCGAGGACATTCATGCGAAGCACGAATTACTCGACTACGTTCACTGTCGCTATCCATTCGTCGAATACCGCCGGGAAAAACTCAAACGCCGCATCACGGAGAGCCGTGGAGTGCCAGAAATCTGCCGAACTTGGCAAGACGAGATCAAAACCCAGCGGGACTCAATATACGACTCGACGAGTTTCGAGACATTGCCGCCCATCATGGTAAACAAGCGGCTTGGGTTGGCGAACAAGGTTGGCCCAGCGGTGCAGTTGCCGGTGATGAAGGCTGGAGATTATGAGTTCATGCGCCCCCCGGCGCGGCAACCCAGTACAGCGTTTAACTTGATTGAAGCCGTGTCGCGTCAGGCCGACGAATATTTCGGCAGGGCGAATCAAGCAGTGCCGTCCGTGCAGACGCAGATTAAGCAGCAGCGACTTGTGAATAACTGGTTAACAGTGTGGACAGAGGCGTATCAGCAAATGTTTCAGTTAAGTTTGCAATACTTGTCGCCCGAAGAAATGTCCCGCATCACTGGAACCAACATCATTCCAGAATCAGATATGTACCAGTTTGATTTTGTGTTGAAGTACGATGTGCGAGAACTGGATACTGAATATGTGGAGAGCAAACTCTCAAACATAGCGCAATACGTTGTGCCACAGGACGTATCTGGAGTGCTGGATCGGAACAAGTTGATCGGCATGATTACGAGGGCGATCAGTCCCGACATTGCGGAGGAGCTTATCATCGACCAAGCCCCGGCTTCGCAGAAGATGTACGAGGACGTTAAGGGCCAGATTGGCCAGATGATGTTGGGCAACGAGGCCAGTTACACGGAGAACGACCCGGCGGCGCAGACCAAGATGCAGTACGCGCAGGAGATTGTTGGGCGCAACCCGAAGGCGCAAGAGGCGTTGCAAGGCGACGAACTGTTTAGGCAGTTGTTCGAGAACTACACGAAGAATCTGCAAATGTCATTGATGCAGCAACAAAACGCTCAAATCGGGCGCATAGGAGTGAGTCAAGTAACATGATGCAAAATCTGTCAGCGTTCCAGTGGCAGGGGGAGAATCCGCTTTGGAATGCCCTGCTGGATAATCTGGACGCCGCCATTGATGTGGAGATGGTGACGGCGGTTAGTGCGGACACGGTTGGTGAGGCGAGAGTTCATCAAGCGGGCCGCGCCGATGCGCTGCTGGATTTCAAGAACCATTTGGTTGAGTTGAGGGAGAGTGCAATCTCGAAGCTCAACTGATATGTCGGTATAACGCATAGTCCATATTAGTAGTGGCCGCTCATCCTATAATGGGGTGGGCGGCTTTTTGTAAACCCACCCCGACCCACACTGACCCACACCGGGACTCTATAAGAGCTAGGAAAACGCTTTACCGTTTTTCATAAACTACGAGAGTAGTGGTGTGGGTAGTGTGGGTTTTCTTAAAAGCATTTTCAAAAATGCACCCAAACCCTCCCGAACCTACCCAAACCGACCCTCCACCCCTACTTTCTTTTGCGAACTTCCCTTTATAGGCGTTTAACAGGTGCGGGTTTCTGCAAACCACAAAAATGCTGTCAGCCAAACTTGCGGGCTATAAAGAAGCATGAGCGATAAGGGAATCGAAGCCGTGAGTGACGCGGCACAAACGGAAGTCACAACAAATGTCGGCGAACTTTTGGACGCTGACGGGTTAGCGGGCCAACTGGAAATGCTGTTGGAACGCAAGCCGGAAGAAGCACCGGCCTTGGAAGACGAGGAAAACGCTAAAGGCGAACAGCCTCCCGATGAAGGTGAGTCGAGTGACCCACCGGAGGATGAGGCTAAAGCTGAAGAAGAAGCTCTTTCTCAGACTGAAGAAGAAACTGCGGAAGCTGAACCGGCTTTAGAAGCTGATGAGCAATCCGAAAAGGACAAAGCCAACAAGGGTTTGTTCAAGAGGATTGACAAGCTCACGGCAAAAAGGCGCGAGGCAGAAGGCAGGGTTGACGGATTGGAAGCCGAGATTCGGACTTTACGCACTGAATTGGACGCCAAGGAGGAACTTCCATCGTTGCCGCCCGTTGATGGGAACCCATATAGCCGTTTGAAATCGACTCAAGAAGTTGATCGAGAAATGGATCAAGCCGAAGAAGTGCTTGAATGGTGTGAGGATAATACGGATGGCGCGGTGGTCAAAAACTCAAAAGGCGACGAAGTTGAATATAGTGCCGAGGAAATTCGGGGAATTAAAAAGAATGCCCGCAAATCCATTAAAAAGCACTTACCGAACCGGCGAGAATACTTGAAGGAAGAAGCTGCGGTAGCGCAGCAAGTAGAGCAAGTTTTCCCATACTGGAAGGACAGGAGTTCCGAGAGCTATCAAGAGGCTATGGAAATCCTTCGTAACAGGCCAGACATTCGCAATCACCCGACATGGAAAGCAGACGTTAGCGTGTTTCAGCTAGGGTTACAGGCTTATCGGGAGATGGTGAACAACCCTACTCAAAAGGCAGCGGCGAAGAAGGCGGTTAAGAAAGCCCCCGAACAACCCGCTGCCCCGGCTGCGGCCCCGGCCTCAACTGGCGCATCTAAAGCCCGTTCAGTTTCCGCGAGAAAAACCTTCGGTTCTGAAAATTCAGTGGATTCTTTAGCGACAGTATTAGAATCGGACTATATGTAGTCCAAATTAGGGAAATATTATATTATGGCACTTCTTTTAGAAAAAGGATACAACGGCACTCAATCGGGTGGCCGGGAAGACTTGTCCAACCTTATCGCAAATGTTGATGCTCGCTCCACACCTTTTACGTCTATGGCGAAAAAGGGCAAGAAGCCGGGCAACGTATTGATGGGTTGGCAGATGGATAAATACGAAGACCCAGCAGTGACTGGAACCGTGGATGGTACTGACGTAGATATGACTTCTGCGGGCAGTTTCACCAACCCAGCCGTGAACCGGGCTTTGATGCAGAACTACGCGCAGATTTTCCGCCGCGTGTTTCGTGTGTCGAGCTTGGCGAACGAAATCCAAGTGGTTGCTGGCGTGAAGTCGGAACTCGCAAATGGTATTGCCAAGAAATTGGTGGAGATCAAGCGCGACATGGAGATGACGTTCTTGAATGACGCTGATGCTCAACTTGATGCGGGCGGCACAACCCCATACTTAACAAAGTCGATGGGTTCGTTCCTACACGCATCTGGCACAGGCGGCGGCGCATCCGATGTCACTGTCCCGTCGAACTTCCGTTGCACGGCAATCGACACGACTGCTTCTGGTTCATTGACCGAGGCACTTGTGCAAACATTGTTGTCCACGTTGTTCACCAACACTGGCGTTATTCGTGATTATGATTTGCTTCTTGGAACTTCCTTGAAGCGGGCATTCACGAACTTCACGCAGAGCGTCACGGCTGGAAGCGCGGGTCATACTGCGAGTCCAATCAAGACGTTCAGCCAAGACGCGGCTTCCAGATCGTTCATCAACGCGATTGACGTTTTTGAGGGCGACTTCGGACGGTTGCGCTTGCATCCCTCCACATTCATTGCGGAGAGCGGCAGCGCGGTTGCGTTCAAGGGATACGCGATTCCGTTTGACCAAGTGGAGATCCGCTACGGCAAATTGCCGCAGATCAAAGAATTGAACGACAACGGTGGTGGCCCTGCGAGGCTCATCGAAGCCGTTGCTGCGTTGGTTGTCAACAACCCGAAGGGCGTTGGTTACTTCAACGGCGCAAGCTAATTAGTATGATTGGAGTCGAAGGTCTCAGCGACGAATTGGCTTCAAGCGTGGCCAGTGTGTTGCGTGGGCAGATGCAGCGCGAGCATGAAAGTGCTTATGCTGAACAAGCCCGCGCCGCACACGGGGCCAAGCGCGAAACTCGATCAGTGGAGGGGATGGGGGAACTCAAGGCGAGGATCAACCCCACCTCCTACCACTATTGGGGGAAGCGACTCGGCTACAAGTGCTGGGATGACCGCAAGTTTATGAAAGAATACTTGAGGGACAATCCAGAGAGCCGCGTGAATGGGGTGAGCGGTAAGGTTCAAGTGGGGCATGGGAGTAATAGGCCGATTGGCTATTACGACACTCCAGTTGGCCGCATCACTTATCGGAAAGTATTTGGCCCGAACGAGCGCGTATTGATTGATGCAAACGCTGACGTTTAGTTCTGTCCTATATGGTGTGGCGCAACTCGCCGGGCTGGATAGGGACAATTTGCCGACGCATTTCTTTAAGCAAGCTCGCGACTTGGCGAGCCAGAGATTGTCGGTGGCATGGGACACGGAACGGTGGCCCAACTTGGTGCGCGTGGAGAGCGCGACAGTCACAACGGCAAGCGACATTAGCACAGCCCCGTATCCGACAACGGCGGGGATGGTGTTTCAAGTTTACCAAAAAGACCCCCGCGCAACGACAAACGCAATTCCAGTTGGGTATTCGCTTTATGACACGGGGGCGTTGCAGCAAATAGTTTTATCCGACAACACCACGCCCGTTTATGTGGAGTTTGCGATCACACGACCTAGTTTCACGGGAGACACATACAGTGCCACCACAGACTACGCCGTGGATGACCAAGTTTACTATTCCACCACGGGACAATTTTACGACATGACTGTGGACGCGGTGGCTGGAACCATTCCGACCACAACGGCAAACTGGACAGTTGTCAGCATACCAAAGAATTTTGAGAACTACCTTATAAGAGGAGTTTATGCGGATTACCTTCGAGCAAATGGCCAACTCGAAATCGCGGGTCTGGAAGACCGCACCGCCGAAGCCTTCATCACCGTGGAGGCGGACAAGGTGTATAGGCAGCAGGGCCAAGTGAAGAAATTAAATTTTGTAGGATATTAAATTATGAAAGTAAGAGCAGTAACAGGCGCGAGAACAATCACTTCTCCAGCTATCGGGGGAGCCACGGTTCTTTCAGACACTTCATCAGTTACCTTGATGGCGGCTTCGGATTATCGCAAAGCGTTTTCTGTCACAAATCAAGGTACGACGATTGTGTATGTTAAGTTAGGGGCATCCGCAACTTCATCTTCGTGGCATTACATATTGCCGGGGGGCGGGGCGGCTGATAATGGAACTGGTGGGTCTGTAAGTATAGATGGTTATGTTGGACAAGTTACAGTTTGTTCAGCAAGTACAGGCCGGGTTTCCTATGTAGAGTTCGGTTAAAACAAGGAAAATTTAAAATAAGGAGAATTTAAAATGGGAGCATCAATTAGCTTTCCAAGAGCCATTAGGGCGCAGGGCGTCACAGTCGAGAACGAACCCATCATCAAGTCAGATGCGGCTGGCGAGATAATGCAATGGCAACCGTCTGACG